GTGTCAAAGCCTGTTCAAAAAAACGACCACCCTTGCGTAGATTGCAGAATTGACACAATACCTGCAAATTCTCCTCTAAGTCTGACCCACCCAATCGTTTTGGCACTATGTGATCGATGTGCATCTTGCCATCAGTCTCACCACACGATTGGCAGCAGTGTCCATCCCTTGCGAGTATGCGTTCACGTATGCGTCGCCATCCTTTGCGATCGCTATCCTTCCAAGCCTTGCTCATCAGTAATATCCATTCGCTTTGTGGAATCTCCACGCGTTACACATCGAACCATATCGAACCTTGATGTATTTAATAGTTGCATCGATCTGACGATACGCATCCAAATTCCGGTAATGCTGTGATCGCATTTGCCCTAGCCCGTAATGACTTCCATTGATTGCATAAGGATTCCACCTAGATTCTTTGTGGATGATGTTGGATAAGCAAATGAATTGATCATATTGAATGATCCTTGAATGTGTGTATAACTTATATTGATCAACGTTTGATGCTGTTGCTGTTTGCATCTGTACTGAAATCAAGCCTATGCATAGGCATAACTGTGGCAATAGCCGAATACGCCTTAGCGAGCCATCCGCTTCAGCGGCTCGCTTTAAGCGAATCCAGCGTACCGATGCAGTCAAGTACATTGCAAATATGTGGATAAGTTGAACGGGGCTTCGGCGTGTTGTCCACAAGTTATCCACAAGCGTTACAATCCTTTGAATGTCGCCTGATCGTTACTTTTAAGATTTCGATCGCTACATTTGGACGTGAATCGATGTCGAATACCTTGCCACATTTGCAGGTGAATTTGATTTCGCATCTCATTGATGACCCCATCCTTTGCCTTTGAAATGAATTGGGTTTGACGTCCATACTCGTTCCATCGTGATCAAGCAATACGGGCAGCCAGGTGGAGTGACCTCAGCATCGAAAGCCGCCCTGACTGGACTGACATTGCTGCACACTGGGCATTTGAATTCATAGACTGGCATCTTGCACCTGAAACATATGGATTCCCAATACACCGCAGGATAAGCACTCGACACAATGTACGTACGCTGGCAAGTTGTCAGTGACTTTGACTATTTTGTGTTCGGTTGATTTTTTTTCGACGCGGCAATCAAGCCTGATAGTTTCTAGCATAAACACTCCGATTCAAATTCTCGATGGGATTCAAGTCTGTTGGGTTGATCCAATATGAGCCATCACCACGTTTTCGTGATGGACGACGTGCCATCCCAATGGGTATCCATCCGATGATGTAGTAATTCGGTGAATTGCCCGTCACTAGCACTGCGATGTCATCTGCTCGATCTCGATCACGCAGGATTAGGCAACCAGCCTTCCAGGGTGTGTGCTTGACTTCAAGATTCCATCCGACATCCGCTTGATTCTTGAATGTATTGACTGTGGGTTGCCATTCCTCGATTTGAAAGTATTTCGCCACTGCATTTTCAGCACCGATTGATTCAGCCATCCTTGCAATGTCTTGAAATAGATTGAGTTTCTGCACTGAATAATCCGTCAATCCATCTGATCCCACGGCTCGATCAAATGCGGCTTTAGCACACATCATTTCCTCATCGTGATTTAATTTGATGGGGATCATTTGCACTCCATACATATCCAAAGCATCGTCAATCCCTGTGCGCCCTCATATCGACCGTATTCAAGCGGCTTCCAGGATTCGCATTTGTCACACCAATTTATCGAAATTGGATTCTGCTCTTTGATGACTGTTCCATCAATTTTGTATGTGGTCTTTTGTCCGGTATTTAATTTGATGATTTCCATTTCACCCACGGCTATACCTGCGGCTTCCATTGACCATCGGATGCCAGCACGTACCAAAGTGGTGTGCATTGGGTTGCCTTTGTTTTTTCAACGCAGAAATATCCACCCCAATCTTTGCCTGGCTTATCTTTTGCTTTTTCTTTCCAAATGCGATGACCGTGGCTGCACTTTGGTGCTTCGGCAATTAATTCACCACCCAATTTTGCTTTGATGTCATCGATGGCGCTGGATGCTGTGTGAAATCCATCCTCTCCAAATGGCTTTGACCAGGGATCATCCTCGACGAAAGCCTTTGGCAATGTCTCGACCTGTTCCATCGATTCACGACTGGGCTTTGTCTCTGTACCCAAAACCACACTGGCGCAACGTCCTATGGCGCTGCTTACTGTGTCCTCGACGTACCAGCGTTTCATTTGAATGTTATATGCACCGACCATTCCGTGTGCATAATCGATCGCTGCTGGCTTTTCGTCCTCATAATGACGATATATGCGGCACTCGATCAGAATGTATCCCTTTTCAGGATTCCAATCGATGATCGATGTCTCGATGCGGTTTGTAGGAAATGTTGCGTGTAGGCGAATGACTTTCTGATTGACCGTTTCGTATCCGTCCAGGAATGACATTTATTTGATCCCCTTACGTCCAGCGATCTTGCCCCTGACGAATCCTTCGATGCGTCCTGTTTTGTAACCTAGTGAATAGCCGCCCATAAATCCGACCAGTACGCCGAATAGCAGCCACATTGCTGTTTCATTGAATGTGTACATTTATTACTCCCGATGGGAGATGGTTTGGATTCTCCCTACGCATAAGGTGACTCATCGGGCTGACATTTGCAAGGATTCCGCGTGGAATTCGGCGTGTCTAAGGCTTCGGATGATCTTTGAGATGCTCAATCAGCAGTGTACGAATCTCACGCACATCGGTACGGATGCCTTCGGCAAATCCATTACTGACTGGTCGGGAATTTTTTTCAGCCTTAGCCGCGAACAATGCAGCAATGGCGGAAATGGTGGCAGCGGCGATCAATCCGATCGCTGTGATTGCTTCGGTCATTTGGCATTGACGCCAAAATCCGAATCCTTAGGATTCAAATATCGCAAAATGACGGGTACGACGGCTGATGCGCCAGCCATCAAAATGGCTTTTGGATCAGAAACTCCAGCCATAAACACGGCTAGTCCAGCGGCTATGAATGAACGCAACCAAGATGCGCCAAGTGCTTTCCATTGATTCATTTTGATTGTCCTAACTTCTCGATCAACGCAGCGGCTTTCGCTGGCGTCAAAGCAATTTCAAAGTGCATTTCATCCTTACGGGATCGAAAATCACCACCCCAAATACAACCATATTTCTTTGCCAGCGCACGGATCATCGGCACTTTCTCGTTTGGGAATGTTCCGACTTTGCCCAATGGATGTTTGGTCGAATTCAAATCGATTGCAGTACCGCTGGAATGATTGCTTAAATTTGTTGATGAACCTCTAATTTCACGATAGCAATAGCCCCAATCGTCCAATGATCCTTCATCGATCGGCTCAATTAGTTGATGGAATTCTGTTGCTAGACCGACCAGCAATGGTGCAACTGCTTTGTTGCACGTCAATTTGATCTTTGTGCCTCGAATCGGAAATGAATCAATATCGATTTCAGCCCGGACTTTTGATGCAGTCCAGCCATTTGCCGATTTCGTCATTTGAGCAATAATGCCGCTTCATCAGCGGTGATGCCTAAACGATCCAAAATTGCCTGTTTTGCTTTTGCGGTGGCTTTTTCTTGATCGTCTGCTTCTTTTGCTTTTTTTGCTTCAATGGCTTGTACATCCAAAACCGCTTGCAATGCTTCACCAGTGGCTTCGATTTTTTCGCCGTCCTCAGTAATGTAAATAACTGACATTTTTACGCCTCATATCCATAGATTGTTACTGATCCAGTAATTGTTCCTGCGCCTGGAGTCAAAGAAAAACCATCAAAAGATGTTGTTCCTGTTTGACGTCCACCAAATCCGCCGTTATAGCCAAAACTTCCAGTGCTAGTACCGACAAAACCAGTATTGGTACTTGCAAATGGACTGAATATTTGTACTTGACCAAAACTCAGTGATGTACTCCCTGCTCTTAATGCATAAAAGCCAGTTGATGCGGAATCTGCTGAAACGCTTGATCCCTGCGAAATATAACCTTGCACTGAATAACCAGTTGTTGTATTAGTTCCCGATGCTCTGAGTTGCAATATTGTATCCACGTTTGACGTAGAATTTGTAGCCTCAACCAATATCATATAATTGGAATAAGTTGCGCTGAATACTGAATTGACGTTCACGGCTGAACTTGTTGTAAAAGTCTGTTTTGAAATCTTTGTAAGTGATCCAGCCCCAGATGGCGTTGCCCATTCTGGCGCTGTCGCACCTGAATTTACTCTCAAAACTTGATTAGCAGTTCCAATTCCCAATCGAGTAACCGCACCCGATCCCGTTGCGTAAATTACATCGCCAGCGGTTGTCACGGTAGATTTCGGTACTGCTGCTGTCGCTGTTGTCTGCGCTGCATCAGCCGCATCTTTAGCCGCCTTCACTGCTGTCGATGTTGCAGCAAGCACTGATGATGTCGTTGATGTTGAATCTGAAAGTTGCACTGCACCTGATTGCGTGGTCGAAGCAGCCTGAATTCCGACTGTAATTGCACCCGACGTGCCACCACCAGTAAGCGGTGATGTGGCTGTGATGCCAGTGATGTCGCCTTGATCGTTATTGATCCAGGTGAAATCCATATCGGCATTTGTAGCCTTTGAAAGAATTTGACCAGTAGTACCGCCAAGCAAATCAGCCATTGATGATGCGACGGCTTGTCCAAATACTTCAAAGTCAGCAGGTAAATCCGTGACCAAATCTGTGTTGGTCGGCATTTGCCAGTTGAACGGGGTGGTCGGGTTGCTCATATTTTCTCCTTATGCTACGACTAGCGCATTTTCCCACGTGAGTGTGTTTGTGATTGTGTTCCAGGCTTCCGACACGCTGACTTCTTCCCACTTCAAAGCCTGGATTGAATAAGCCAGTGGCGACAATAAAGCCGTCACTGAAAGTGTGTTGTACCCTGCCTGGAATTGCCAGCCCTCGACGAATCCAAGATATTGACCAGCCGTCATATTTGCTGGCAAATCAGCGATGCGCAATGGCATCCCCATAAATATATTGATCATCGAATCTCGATCGGCATCATCCAATTCAGGATTGGTCAATTCAAAGGTAATCGACTGCATCATTGCCTGTGGAAATGCCCTGAGTGTTAGATAAAACGCAGCCTGGCTAACTGCATCCGCGTGATCGTG